CCTTCGAGGGTGCCAAAGTTGCAGTTGCAGCTGAAGCACCTGAAACCCAAGACCCCACCCCAACAGATTCCGAGGAGGAACCAGAAGTGGCAACACAAGAAACCCCAGACACAGTTGAGGCTGCTGTCCCTACCCAACTTATTTATGCAGGACCAAAGCGTGAGTTCAAACTTCCGTCAGCTTCTGAATACATCGCATCATTTATTCGTGGTGGTCACGACTTCGCACAGTTGAATGAAAACATTCGCGCTGCAGCTCCAGATGTCACGACTCCAGATATTCCGGGCGTCATCCCGACCCCAATTGTTCAACCGATTTTCAACTCGTTCGTAGGCTCTAGGCCTCTGGTCGATGCCACAACGCTTCGCCAGATGCCCCAAGGTGGTGCCGTTTTTATTCGCCCTGTGGTCTCTGTCCATTCCAGCATTGGCACAGCCGTACAAAACACAACCATTACTGCATCAGCATTTGAAATTGATGATGTTCAAATCACCAAGACAATTCAAGGTGGATACGTTGAAATTTCAGAGGCTTCACTTGACTGGTCACAGCCAGAAGTTCTCGGCGCTTTGTTAGACGACATGGCTCGCGTATATGCAGACCGCACCGACCTTCTTGCTTGTTCAGAGTTGCAGACTGGTACAACCAACAGCAACAACTTTGCAAACGCATCTATCGCAGACCCTGCTTATTGGGTTGAGTGGATGTACACCGCAGCTGCAGACATCCTCAATGGTTCAAACGGAAACCTTCCGTCAATCTTGGCTGTGTCTCCAAATGTGTGGAAATTGATGGGGTCGCTTTCAGATACAGCAGACCGTCCGTTGTTCCCACAGGTTGGCCCAATGAACGCTTTCGGTTCACTTAATGCAGCAAGCACAATGGGCGCATTTGCGTTCGGGCTTCGTGTTGTGGTTGACCGCAACTTGACTTCAGCAGGCATGACCATCCTTGACCCTCGTGCCCTTGAGTCGTATGAAAATGCACGTGGGGCCATAAGTGTGGAGATGCCCTCTCAGCTTTCGCGCCAAATTGCGTTCAGAGGATACTGGGCATCGAAGCTCATTGACCCAACACTCAGTATCAAGGCTGCATTCGTCTGATAAAGACGAACTAGGAAACTCACGCCGTGACTGTTTTATCGATTGCATTTCGCGAACGCCTTGATGGTGTTGTCGTTTTGCAAACCTTTCTTCCAAATGAGATTCTCATGGGGCAGGCGATAACAGTCGCGAATGTGGGCGATGGCATGGACGGGAACTTTACAGTTATCTCCACCGAGCCTTATGAATTCACAGGTGTAGGCCCAGAGGGTGACTTTGAATTTGACTGGAATGTTTTCCGCGAGAATCAAGTCATCTACTTTGACGCTGGCGATGACGTGGAACGCGACACCGCACCGAACACAGCGACAATCACATACAGCAGTGTTTGCACATGGATTAGCAATGCAAATGTTCTGTCATACTTGGGCGTTTCTCCCGCCACAGCAAATGACACAGCGTTCGTTACTGTATGCACAGATGCAGCGAACGCGCTTGCGTTCCGTAGAAGGCGCGCTGCAGGATATTTTTCTGATGTGCTTGCTACGGCACCAAGTGCAGACGTTCTTCTTGGCACGACAATGATGGCTGCACAGCTCTACCGTTCACGCGGTTCGGCTGGCGGAGATTCATTTCAGTCTTATGAAAATCTTGCCTCAGGCAACAACCCCGTCGCCATGGGTGACATTCTCAGGCTTTGGGGCTGCAACCGAGCGCAGGTCGCATAATGGGACGCACAAATGATGCCCGCCTTCGGCTGGTTTCAACGCTCGAAACGGCTGGCATTGTAGTTGTCTCAGACTCCCGCAATGCTCGCCCGCTTTCCGTCATCATTGACCCGCCACAAGTAACCCGTTCAACCACAAACCAGTTATTGCTGTCTTTCCCCGTCAACGTGTTAATGCCCCCACCGGGCAACCTAGACGCGCTCATAGCGCTCCTAGACACCATGGACATGGTTATAGACGCAACATCAGCCACAGACGCAACCCCCACCGTTTATTCTGTGGGCAACCAAGAACTACCCGCGTACACCGTTACAGTGCCGTGGGTGGCATACCCATAAGGAACACATGGCTACTTACAAAGTGACATCAGAACTTGTTGCAGGCAAATCGCTTGGCGACACAATCACCGATGATGAGCTGCAAGGCTCATCGATTGAGGCTCTCATTAATGCAGGCCATATCGAACCAACAACCAAAACAACCAAGAAAGCAGAGGCCGAATAGTCATGGCTATTTATGTACTTAAAGACACGACAGTTACTGTCAACTCAATTGATTTAACGACCTACGTTACAAACGTGGAGCTAGTTCAAGCGGTCGACAGCGTTGAAGCAACAACGATGTCAAGCACCTCAGTCAACGGACACCAGTTCGTGGGCGGAATTCAAAACAACATGGTCACCATTTCGTTTAATCAAGACTTTGCAACGTCAAAAGTTCACGCAACTTTGACCGCACTTGTTGGCGTTCAAACCACTGTTGTTGTTAAACCAACATCAGCAGCAGTAGGCGCGACAAATCCAAACTTCACGATTACTAACTGCTTGATGAACGAATATCGCCCTGTAACAGGCGCTGTAGGTGACCTTGCAACCGTCGGAAGCATCAGCTTTGCTGGCGGACTTTACACAGCACCAATCGCCTAATGTTTGAACTCCACATCGCCACTGTGCTGGTCGATGGGAGCGAACATGAAATCGCCCTATCGGTAGCAAGCCTCTTAGAATTTGAGAAGCTCCACACCGTTTCAATCATTAAAGCTGTTGACGAAAACCTCTCCATGGAATATTTAGTAACACTTAGTTACCTTTCCATGAAACAAAATGGTCACGTCAGCAACATTGAAAAGTTTAAGTCAGAAGTTAAAGGTGTCTCATACCGGGTGGAGCGCATCCCTTTTGGCGAGACGGCATCCACGGAGTTGTCGCCGGACTAATCCTTTCAGGGATTCCATGGCAAGACCTCAAAGAGATGCCGATAACACTTATCAGCACCCTTAGCCAAGCCCTTCAAGATAGACAAAAAAAGTAATGGCAAACATTCATTCAGATATGAAGATTCAAGGTCTTGACCAGACACTCAGGATTTTAAAAAAACTTGAACCTGATTATGTGAAGGAAATGAACCGCCAAATCCGCAAAGAAGCTGCACCCACCATCAAATCCATTAAGGATTATTTGCGCTTTATTGACTCTGACATCACCCCGTTCAACTCATCTGGTGGGAAATCGGGCATTGGACGTGGCGAATTAGTTGCTGGCAGAGGCGGAGCAACTGAATGGAACAAACAACTTATTCTTCGAGGCATCCGTTTCAAACTTGGTGGCCCAAAGCGCAAATCCAAAATGGGTAACAAGGCTTATTCAATGTTCAGCATTATCCAAAACAACCCCGCTGGCGCTATCTACGACGTGGCAGGCTCACGCAATCTTGGTAAGCCCGGCAACCGATTTGTTGAAAACTTGCAACAAGAGGATGTCCCCCACACAGCTGGTGAACGCAGAGGGCGCAAAGGCCCATCCCGATATATGTGGCCCGGCGGAGAAGAACACCTTCCTCATTTGACAGCAACCGTTCATGGCATAGTTCAAGATGTAATCTTGCGCGTGAACAGAGAAATGAGATAACCAAATGGCTGCAGTAACGCTTCCCATTGTCACGACCTACAACAATTCAGGCGTAAAAGGTGCACAAGGTTCACTCAAGTCCCTTGTTGGTTCGTATGCAACCATTGGCGTAGCTACTGGCGCAGTTTCAAAACTAATTCAAACAGCCGTCACAGATGCGTCTGACCTTCAAGAAACCATCAGTAAAAACAAAGTCATCTTTGGAAACTCTGCTCAAGATATTGAAACATGGGCTGATAGCGCAGCTAAAAACATGGGTCAGTCTAAAAAAGACGCCATTGACGCAGCCACTAGTTTTGCAATGTTTGGCAAGACTGCCGGGATGTCAGGAACAGACGTAGTTGACTTTTCTAAAAAGTTCACAAACCTTGCAACAGACATGGGTTCGTTCTTTAACACTAAACCCGAAGATGCTGTCTTTGCTATTGGTGCTGCCTTTCGCGGGGAAATGGAACCTCTAAGAAAATACAACGTCGTAATTGACGATGCTGCTATTAAAGCACAATTGCTCAAAGACAAGTTGTACGACGGTTCTGGTGCATTAACAGCACAACAAAAGATTCTTGGCGTTCAGAAAATTATTTGGGAAAAAACTAACGATGCCCAAGGCGACTACCTTAGAACCTCAGACGGTTTAGCTAATCAAACTAAAACACTTAATGCACGATTATCAGACCTTTCTGCTGAAATGGGCGGAAAACTTTTGCCAGTAGCAGAAGATTTAGCAACAATTTTTAACAATGTTTTGACTGTTGCAACTGACAAACAAGAAGGCAAAACAAACAAGTTAAGTGGAGCATTTGGCTTTTTAGCCAAACACGTCGGCCCGGCATCATTGTTGATAAAAGGCTTTGAAGATGGGGCCAGACTTCTCAATTTGATTGCTGGAGAGTCAGACAAAGTAACAGTTGCGGTAACTTACACAGCTGCACAGTTTCGCGACATGGACAAGTTGCTTACTCAAAAATACAATGAATCTCTTAAATTAACTAACACTGAAACCGATGCGTTAAAAAAGAAACAAGAAGAACTTGCAGAAACGCAAAGAAAAGCAAAAGAAAAAGCAAAAGACTACGCAGACACGTTGCGTGACAGAGTTGTTACAGCAGTTGACACAGTTGCTTCACACTTACAAGACGCCAAAGACCAACTTCAAGACTTTGCCAATACCACAGCGGAAGCCATCACTGGTTTTGTTTCTCTTTCTGACGCTTTTAAAACTCAAACAGATGCCGAAAAAGACGTCACCGCTGCACTTAAAGCCCGCAAAGATGCTTACGCAGATTTAGCCGATGCTGGTGATGACGCTCAATTATATGCGAAGGCACTGCAAAAGGTTGTTGACGCTGAAAACGATGTCGCTGCAGCACAAACAGCACGCGCTTCACAGGGCTACGCACAGGTGTTCCAAAAGCAAATTGCAGACGGAAAAGAGTTTGCAAACCTTTTAGGCATCATGGTTGGTGCAGGCATGAGCAAAGCCGGGCTTTCCCAAATTCTTAGCCTTGGACCAACTGCTGGAATCCAAGTTGCTAAAGACATCATTAACAATATTGGTGGTTTCGGAATTGACCAACTTAACGAATCGCTTAGTTCACTTAGCACATCAGCTGCAGGTCTCGGACTCAGTGCAGGCAATGCTTTCTTTGGTGGAAATGTTGCTGCAGGCCAAGCTGCAATGGGAACTGTCAACAACCTTCAAATCACAGTCACCGCTGGCCTTGTAAGCAATCCCGCGACCGTGGGAAGAGACATCATCGAAGCGATTTTGGCAGCCGAGAGGTTGTCAGGGCAGGTTTTCGTCAGCGTATGAGCCAGCCACAGCTTCAAGTCTTAATCGGGTTTCAAACCACTGTCGGGTTCGGTCAACCGTTCCTGCTCAATGACGCTTTCTATGGTGTACTCGATACAACGGGTCGTGGCACCTTGGGTGGCATCCAAATGTCTGACGTCACAACTTATGTGCAAAGCGTTTTTATTAACAGAGGCCGTTCACGCCAACTTGACGAATTCAACTGTGGCACCGCTAGTTTGACCCTTTGGAACAAGACCCGAATCTTTGACCCGGTCAACCAATCATCGCCATATTGGATAGGCGGAGCCACACAACAAACAGGCATTGTTCCGCGCCTCCCGATTCAAATTCTTGCCAACGGCATACCCATTTACACTGGGCTGGTCACGGATTGGGACATTGACTATGACCTTGGCTTTAACGACATTGCCCAAGTTTCTTGTGCAGACAACTTCACTGTTCTTTCAAATCAGCAACTCAACACATACACCCCGGGTGTTGAATCGTCAGGTAACAGAATTTACAACATTGCAGCCAACACAGGTGTTTTGGCCCAACCAGAAATTAACTACCAAGGCGCTGTAAGCATCGATACAGGTTCATCGACGTTGGGCGCATTCTTAGTTGACCAAGACACCAACTGTCTTTCGTATCTCCAGCAAATCAACACTTCTGAGCAGGGCTACCTATATATGTCGGCAAACGGAACCCTGACCTTTAAGGGTAGGTCAAGTGTTTTGAACCCTGTGGCTGGTGCAACCTTTAATGGCGACGGCACAGGTCTTAGTTACAACAGTCTAAAAAACCAGTACGGCGACGAATTGCTTTATAACTACATAAGTACCCAAAGCGACGCAGGGGCCGTACAAGTCACCAGCGACGCCACCAGCATCGCTCAATACCAAACACAGACCTACAGCCTTCTCAGCCTTCTCAACAGCACCACGTCAGCTGTGGCAGCTCTTGGCAACTATCTTTTAGGCCGATATAAAAACCCAATTCTTAGGTTCAACGGTCTTTCAACCGAGTTGGCTGGCATGACAGAAGCCAACCAAAACATTGCTCTCAGCCTTGATTTGACCAGCATTTGCACAGTAGTCAAGAATTTTATCGTTGGTACTCCCACCAGCGAAACACAAACATTGATTGTCAGCGGAATCACGCACTCAATTACACCCGGCAAGCATGAAATGCAATTCACCTTTGAATCCACAGATGCCAATCAATATTTCACCTTGAATGACTCCATTTTCGGTACTCTTTCTACTTCTAACCTATTAAGTTTCTAAAGGAGACAAACATGGCAACACCAACCAACCTTCCAGCAGCCTTTGTCAGTGGGGCTATCCTTACGGCAGACCAAATGAACAACCTCAGAGGCTCGTTTCGTGTCTTGCAAGTTGTGTACGCATCTTACGACTCAGTGACTTCAAATTCGACTAGCACATATGCCGACTCAGGACTGACGGCTTCAATCACTCCCCAAGCAACAACTAATAAAATCTTGGCGTTTATGTCAATGCCGATTAGAAAAAGCGCAGGCAATTCACAAAGCGAAGTGAATCTTCGTCTAGTTCGTGGGGCTACAACCGTCATATCGTTGAGCGGACAGTTATATACAAACAGTCTTCTTGAATTGCGCGGCGGGGCTAGTCTTTCTTATTTAGATAGTCCTGCAACAACTTCATCAACAACTTACAAAGTGCAATTTGCTAACGGAATCAATGCCGCTGAGGTATCTGTTCAGGCGTACGGCTCAAGCACTTTGACACTTATGGAGATAAGCGCATGAACCAATTAACAATCATCACAGCCCTTAATGCCCTTGGTTTTGAATCAGGATGGGCAACCAATGAATACGGCATTATTCTTTGGGAAAATGACCAACCACAACCAACCGAAGCCGAACTCATCAAGGCTGGCTGGGTAAAACCAGATGCGGAATAGCTTGATTCTAAATGAAAACAAGTCTTAAAACACTAACAACAACTGCACAAGTTGTCTACGGACCAAAAGTTGGTAGCAGTTGGATTTATATTCGCGCCCTTGGAAATGATTGTTATATCGGCGGAAGTGACGTCACCGACACAATCGGTCTTAAAATCACAACCAACGACACAATTTCTTTGTTTATTAAACGAGGACAAGTGCTGTATGGCGTTTCCAAAACTGGTTCTCACTCACTCATTGTTCTTGAACCGTTGGGCGCATAATGAAAAAAAGCCTAATTCTGTTGGTGATTTGTGCATCGCTGACTGCTTGCGCAGACCGTGAACGTCTCAACTGCCCACCAACAAAAAACAAAGCCCTTCGAGGGGTAACCGAGACAATTAGCACAACAACAGCACCCGCTTACGGCACAGGAGGGAAATGCGTATGAAACCAGACAACAGACACAGCAACGAAGAAATCAAAGCACGACTTATCTTTGTCGTAGCCATCGGATTAACCATTGCATTTCTTGCGTCAATCTTGGCATTGCTGTACGGCCTACTGTTCGTGACACAACCGCTCGAAGTCTCACCCAATGATGATGCAGCATGGTCTGTATTATCGCCAATGCTTGCCACATTGACAGGTGGGCTCTTGGGAGTATTAGCAGGTAACGGCCTCAAAGACAGACCGAAAGACCCACCACAGCCATGAGCAATCGCCCATACCCGTACTACCCAGCATGGGACGGAAAACAAACACAACCCGTCACAGCCAAATTGGTTGAACTATGTGGCAAACGCTGGGGCATGACATCACTAGGCACATACGCCAACCGCGCAATGCGCAACGGCGCAGGGCTATCAGTACACGCCACGGGGTTTGCAGCTGACCTCAAATATAAAGACGAAGCACAAGCTCGAATCATTTGGGATTGGTTCCTAGCCAACAGCAAAGCCCTTGGATTATGTGAAATGCACTGGTATGCCTATGGTTCCTACGGCGCTGGTTACCGTTGCTCTCGTGGCGAAGGCAAAGCAGGAGTCAAGATATTTACCTCTGACGACAACGCTGGTTCCTATCAAGGCTCACCAAATTGGTTTCATATTGAATTAGCTGACCAAACAGCGGACCACTTTAATGAAGTATTCAGAGCTTTAAAATAAGGATTCCCAGCTTGTTTGAGCGGGCTGGGGCTAGGTGGTGGGTGCCTTTGTTTCCATTGGGGTATCCACCACCGACTTCTCAAATTGTGTAAAGTCACATCCAGCCACTCAAAGGGCTTCAACAAAGGAAACACATCATGCAGAAAATCATCTTCGATTTACCACTGTTCAGGAGTTCAGACCCTGAAACATCACGGCAAGTCAGCCCCATGAGGATTGGTAGCCATCGCGCCATCCTTCTCGCCATTTACGCAGACGCCACACTTGGCCTCACCGATGAGGAAGCAGCTTCTCGAGCATTAGCCCAAGGCCACGAAATAAAGGGCTACTGGAAGCGTTGCTCAGATTTGCGCACTGCAGGACTAATCCACGACTTAGGCATCCGTAGGACGCTCTCAACAGGCTCTCAGGGCATTGTGTGCGCTGTGACACAGTCAGGTCTTGACATGGTCAGGGGCTGGGCATGACCGATACCCAATTTATATACAGTTTCATAATGGGATGGGTCAGTTGCTGGCTCTGGCTAAAAATGATGGCAAACAGACCATGATTCCCACATGGGGGTACCTTCCGTTAGTCTCAAAGGACAAGTTGACACTCGTTCAAATCTTCACGGATTTGAAAACAGGTGAACATATCAGGATTACAGTCGCACATCGCTTGGCTCCCTACCTGAGTTGGTCACCGCCTATCGAAGTAGAGAGAACCTGAAACGCATCATGGCACTAGCCCTCCTCGCCGTCCTATCCGTACCAGCGCACGCCAGTGCAGCTGCTAATTCATGCCCAAAATGGGAACCGCTTTTAAAGCGACACTTCCCAGCCAAAGTTGTCCCGGTCATGTCCAGAATCATGTATCGGGAATCCCGTTGCACCGAACGTGCATTGTCACCAGTTCGCAAATCCACAGGTCGTCCAGATGTTGGACTTATGCAGATTCAAGGCTCATGGGCTACTGTGACACGCGCTGTCTGTAAGAAACAAGATGTGGTCAAAGCTCTGCTTAACGCTCAATGCAATGTCAAAGTTGCTGGCTACCTATATAACAATGGTGGTCTAGGCCACTGGCGTGCAACATCAGGAAAATAACAAAGGAAACAAATGGAAACATCAACTGGCGAACTTATCGCCAAACTAACCAATCTCAGCCATAACTTGGCTCTTGAGTTGCGCTTCAAAGAATCAAGTCTTGTGCTTGAAGCTGTAGGCGTACTTCATACATTGCCAACACTCGCTGAAAAGGTGCGGGATTCATGGCACCCATCATTAAACAACAGTGGCCCATCTAAAGGCATCAGGTACATCAGTGAAATCAAAATGGTTGACGCTGATGAGTGAATACACACACAACGATGACGTAGCTGATTTGCTCTATGCCAAAGAACAAGAAATTGAATTTCTTAAACTTGCTGTTGTCCGCCTTAGCGCTGAGCTTGACCGCATAGAAAAGGAACACGCTCGTGGCCTTTAATCTTGACGATTACGAACCAGTAGCCAGCAGGCTTGACCGATTCCTGAAGGCTCACCCCGATGCCCGGGTGATTACTGAGCTAGTTCATTACCTCAGCGACATTGCCGTGTTCAAAGCTGAACTGTGGCTGGATGGTGAAATTATTGCTACTGGTTGGGCTGAGGAAATCCGTGGTCAAGGCAACGTCAACAAGACCAGCCACCTAGAAAACTGTGAGACAGGAGCTGTGGGTCGTGCCTTAGCAAATGCTGGCTTGTCAGGTTCTGACTTCACCAAGCGCCCAAGTCGTGAAGAAATGGGCAAGGTCGTGCGTATGCAGGGCGACACTCAAGTTACAGAGCCGTCAAACCTCGCAAGCGATAAGCAACTCAACATGATTCGTGCCGTTTGTAAATCCATGGGGCGCACAGTCCCATCTGGAATACAGGGCTGGACTAAACGCGAAGCCTCACAATTCATTGACACGCTCAAGAGTGGTGAACAAGCAGCTCCGCAGTACGACACACCAGAGGAACCGTTCTAATGCTCGACTTGTTTAGTTTGGTCATCATGCTTTCTGCTGTGTTCATGTGCGGGTTCATGCTTGGAAAAGACAAACGATGATAGCCATGAGCGAAGCGTCGTTTCAAGCCCAAGTAAAAGCGTTGGCCTTTCAGTTCGGTTGGTCACTGCATCATTCACAGCCTTCAATGACACGCACCGGGCGATACATCACCACAGGTTCCACAGGGTTCCCTGACCTTGTCATGGCTCATCAAGAGCGTGGCCTCATCTTTGCTGAGTTAAAGACCGAGAAAGGCAAAGCATCAGAAGCGCAACTGCAATGGTTAAGAACACTTCACCCCCACGCTGAGTGCTACCTTTGGCGTCCATCAGACATCAACTTCATAGCCCAAAGGCTCTCCCAATGCTGATACTCGCATGGTACGCCCTGCTAATATCCATCGGCATTGCCATCCTCCAAGGCATACGCAAAGACTAGACACATGACTACAACTGAATACGACCATGGCCACATACGGAGTTGAACTGTGTTGGTGTTTACACGGGAACGTGGGTCGTGCAGTGCGCCTTGCCTCTTGTGATGACTTACTTGAAGGGATGCTGGGGTCAGCCACTGTTCAGCGTCTAAACGTCATAAATACGAATGGTGTCCACTTCCC